AAAAGGAAATTCTGAAACAGAAAACAAATTATGTTAGAGTCAAGGATTCTTCTGCTGTAGATGGGACGATTATATCTGAAGTCAAGCAAGGGAGAGATGGACTGAGCATCAAGCTAGCAGATCGAATGAAAGCCTTGCAATGGCTAACAGACCATATGGATATGGCAACAGCAGAACAGAGAGCAAAAATCGAACAGATTAAAGCAAACACAGGAACATCTAAAGAGACTGATGCTGTGATGTCTTGGATGGAAGCAGTGAAAGAAGCGAGGGGATCAGATGAATAAAGAACTACATGATTTCCTAGTTGACAGTCTCCCACAATGGCAGCAGAACCCAGTTCAATTTTTTGAAGAGGTTCTTTCGTTCTATCCCGATGAATGGCAAAAAGAAGCTGCTGTCGCTTTAAAGGATAATCCTAAGGTAACAATAAAGTCTGGACAGGGTGTTGGGAAGACGGGATTTGAGGCTGCGACACTGCTGTGGTTCTTAAGTTGCTTTGAAAATGCAAGAGTTGTTGCGACAGCCCCGACACTTCATCAGTTGAACGATGTCTTATGGGCAGAAGTTTCAAAATGGCAGAGCAATTCTCCGTTATTAAAAGAAATACTGCAATGGACCAAAACAAAAATATCTATGATCGGCAGTAAAGAACGCTGGTATGCAGTAGCGAGAACAGCAACCACTCCAGAAAATATGCAAGGATTCCATGAGGATAATATGCTATTTATCGTTGATGAAGCTTCTGGTGTTGCAGATCCGATCATGGAAGCAATCTTAGGTACTCTGACAGGATCAAATAATAAATTGCTACTTTGTGGAAACCCGACAAAAGCAAGCGGTACATTTTACGACAGCCATACATCGGATCGTAAATTATATTATTGCATCACTGTAAACTCCGCAGAGTCTAAAAGAACTAATAAGGACAACATTGATTCTCTGATCAGGAAATATGGAGAAGAAAGTAATGTTGTCAGAGTCAGAGTAAAAGGATTGTTTCCTAAACAGGATGATGATGTTTATATGCCTTTGGAAATGTTGGAAGCATCGATCATCCTGGAAGAGATACCACCAGCTGATATTTGCACTTTGGGAGTCGATGTGGCCCGTTTTGGTGATGATGACACAGTGATCGCAAGAAATATGAATAACAAGATCACACTAGAAAAGATTAGGCATGGTCAAGATCTAATGAAAACTGTAGGAGATGTTGTTGTAGAGTGTAGGAATATCAAGGAAAAGTTTAAATATAAAAAAACAATATATGTGATCATAGATGATACTGGTCTTGGTGGAGGAGTAACAGATCGTTTGAATGAATTAAAATCGGAAGGAAAGCTATCTGGTGTAGTTATCGTTCCGGTTAATTTTTCTGCTGCCGTTCCAGACAAGAAAGCAGCAGAAAAATATCATGATATCACATCTTATGCATGGTCCATATTAAGAGATATGTTAGAAGAAAAAGAAGCAGTATTACCAAATGATACAGAGCTTATCGCACAATTAAGTGCGAGAAAATATGATCTTAGTTCATCAGGGAAGATACGACTAGAATCAAAAAAAGCAATGAAAGAACGCATCGGAGAGTCTCCGGACCGGGCAGATGCTGTTGTTTTATCTTGCTACAGAAACAAAATTAAACCAATCAGTGTTCCAGGAAGTGATGTTGGAACAAAAGATAGTTACTGGAGGTGAAATAGCATTGTATGATGAAATAGGTCGCATCGGTCAAAATCGGTGGGGCGGTAGCTTTTACGAAGAATTTCTCCTAGAGCTGAGAGGACAACGAGGAGTAAAGGTATATACAGAAATGGAATCTAACGACGATGTGATTGGAGCAATCATATTTGCGTTAGATACATTGCTTAGACAGGCACAGTTTTCCGTAGAGCCACAGGGAGACGATCAAAAGGACATAGAGGCAGCAGAGTTTGTTGAGTCTTGCATGAATGATATGCAGACCACATGGACTGATACAGTCTCTGAAATCCTATCATTCCTTACATACGGCTGGTCGTATCATGAGATCGTATATAAGAGGAGATCAGGGCGGACAGGAAATCCTAAGACGAACAGCAAATATGATGATGGTTTAATCGGATGGAGAAAGCTTCCTATCCGATCACAGGATTCTCTGTATCAGTGGGAGTATGACAATGAAGATAATCTTATCGGCATGACCCAAATGCCACCGCCAAACTTTGGGCTTTATACGATTCCACTGGAAAAGGCAATCCATTTCAGAACCAGATCCAGAAAAGGAAATCCAGAAGGACGAAGCATCCTCAGAAATGCTTATCGTTCCTGGTACTTTAAAAAAGGGATTCAGGAATTTGAAGGGATCGGGATAGAAAGAGATCTCGCTGGTATACCGATGGTCACACCACCAGAAGGTGTTGACTTGTATAATCCAGATGATCCCGAAGGTTCAAGATTGTTAGCATGGGCAAATAGCCTGGTAAAGAATGTCCGACAAGACAAAAGTGCTGGAATCGTGTTACCACCGGGATTTAAGTTCGAGCTTGTTTCCACAGGTGGAAGCAGACAGATTGATACGAACGAGATCATAACTCGTTATGATAGCCGCATAGCAATGACAACGCTTGCGGATTTTATTCTGTTGGGGCATGAACACACTGGATCATTTGCACTGTCCGATGATAAGACAGAGTTATTTGCTGTAGCGATTGGATCATACCTTGACATTATCTGTGAAGCGTTTAATAACCAAGCGATCCCAAGATTGATTGATCTAAACGGAGAACATTTCAAGGGGATCACAGACTACCCGAAGATGGTTCACGGAGATATTGAAAAGATCGACATGAACAAATTAGCACAGTACATCCAGACGATGGTTGGCACTGGTGTATTGATCCCAGACGACGAATTGGAAACATATGTTCGAGAAGCCGCCAATTTGCCGCCAAAGGTAGCTGACGATGAAAGATTCATTGATCCTGATAGAGAAGATCAGCAGACAAATGATCTTGGATCGCAGGGAAATAATGTACACCCAGAGGACAATCAGGACGTTGCCGAAGATGTTGGAAAGGTACAGGAAGCCAAGAAACGATTAGGAAGGAGCTGATTATATGTTCCTATTCCGAAAGGTTAAGAAGCGTGGATCGATGAAGCCAAATGATGTGAAAGAAGCATTAGAGAGGTTTCTTAATAGCAGCAGTCCAGAATTAACACGCTTGCTGGTCAGGTATTGGAAGGATCAGCAGACGGTTTTTACATTTAAAGAGATCAGAGAAGCTATTCAGGCTGGTGTGATCTCCAAGAAATCTGTAGAAGAATGGCAACAGGATTATTCAAAACTGGTTCATGATAAGATTGCACCAGAGATGGTTAAAGCAATGAAAGCTGGTGCTAAAAATCAAAACCAGCACAAAGGAATAGACATTGGATATAAATTTGATGCAGATCATTGGGCGGTATCTGATTGGTTGGAAAATCACACAGCTGAGCTTGTAACGAATTGTACAAGAGTACAGAAAGATGCAATTCAGTCAATGATCGATATCGGAATAAGAAAACATATGGGAACAGATGAGCTTGCAAGGTTTATCCGTCCCTGTATTGGTTTAACAAAGCCACAGACTCAGGCAGCTATGAAGTATTATGAGACGATCAAGGCAGAGTTGGAGAAGAAACACCCAAGAACAAAGCCAGAAAAGATTGAACAGATGGCAAGAGACAAGCAGATGAAGTATGCAGAACGTCAGCTCAGAGAAAGAGCAAAGACGATCGCACAGACCGAAAGAGCATTTGCCTATGAGTATGGCAGATACCAGCATACAAAGAATCTTGTTGATCAGGGTATATTACCACCACAGGACAAAAAATGGTCCGCAACGGACAGTGAGAATAC